CGCATCAAGCCGATCAGCGCATAGAAACTCTAGCCACCAGCAGGACACAAGGAGATGAAATGCTACAAATAACCAATGAACAAGTGAAGAAACTGAGAAAGCATGGAGTGCTTCCGATGGAGGTTACAGAGATTTTGAGTATCCTCGGAATGCCCCCCACGGAACCAGGAGCACCGCTAAGCGACCGCGAATGCAATAAGCTGAATACATCTTTGTACGGCGGCATATCGGCTGAAGCAATCGCGGTAATCAACGCTGTGCTCGCCAATCGCAACATCCGCAAGGAACAACCAGCGCCGCTCGACGGCTACCTGATCGAAAAGATGTGCGATGCGTATAATTCTGATTCTGGAAGTTCATACTCTCGCTCAGGTATGAAAGCAGCGGCCCGCGTGATCGTGGATGCACTGCTTGGGCCTGTCACGTTTAATGAGGCAGTAAAGTTTGGCCCAGGCTGCCAGACTGAGGAGGAACGATCTTTCAAAGTGGACGCAATGCTTGCCGCACGCCGCGGCCGCATCGAAGCCAAGCCGAAGACAGATGCCGAGAAGATTGCTGACATGCTCATTGCTAAAGGGCCAGACACGCCAGAAGCTTATCGGCAAGTTGCCGCGGAGATTGTCGAGAAACTCAAGGCCGACAGGACTCGCAAGCAATGAGTGATCTTCTTCCGATCCTTCATCCTGCAATGCAACTTTGCTCCATATGTCCGAGTCCTGGCGCGTGCTGTAAGGGGTTGATGCTGAACTATCCCAACGCAGATGGGGCGCGTGTCCATGAATCTTTCTGGATTGATAACTGGAAGCAGGACGCGCAGAAATGGGTTGATGACCGCAGACTCGATTTCAAGGCAGTCGCTATCGCAGAAACTTTCCACGATGATGCGAGTGGGCGCGATTACGTCACAGTTCGCTATGACTGCCCGAACTTGACACCAGAGGGTCGTTGCGGAATCTACGAGACGCGCCCGAAACTGTGTCGCATCTTCATACCTGGCACTGACGAGTTGTGTGTCTTTGGCAGGGATCCGTTCGCGAAGGCTGTAGAATCTCGTTAGACCGGTGGTACCGGCGACCTCCTTGGAACACATAGTCCTCCTGCCCGGCATCCTGCGAAGATGTCGGGCTCTTTTTGTCCTGAAGAGCTTATCTGTCCTGCTGTGGTAATATCTCAATCGACGGGTACAGAAACAATCTGGCTCGGACGTGACGGCTTATCAAAGCTCAATCGTCCGGGCCTTTTTGCGTTTACAGGAGCCAGATGGACGATTTCAGCGTATTTCTCCCGATTGAGAAGGTGGACGCGCAGAGCGGAATGGTCTGGGGCTATGCCTCAACGCCATCGAAGGACCTGCAAGGGGAGATTGTTCCGCTGGACGCCATCAAGGCCGCCCTCCCCGACTACATGAAGTGGGCGAACATCAGGACCATGCACACCAACAATGCCGTTGGCGTGACCAAAGAGGCCCACATTGACGCCAAAGGGCTGTACATCGGAGCCAAGATCGTTGATCCCGCTGCGTGGAAGCTGTGCAAGGAAGGCGTCTACAAGGGATTCAGTATCGGCGGTTCCAAACTGGAGAAGGTTGGCGATGTGGTCAAGGCGCTTTCCTTGCGAGAGATCAGCCTCGTTGACCGGCCGGCGAACTCCGATTGTCGCATTGACATCGTGAAGATTGCCGGTGGGCTCGCCTTTGGAGGGTCGATGGAGAATCAAACCAGTAACGAGACTTTGATGGAAAAGGCGCTTGACACGTTCCGGACGATTCTCGGGATGGGGAAGATTGCACTCCCGGACCTTGCCAAAGCCGCACAGGACACGAATCTGAGTCCTGTTGAGTCCGAGGAACTGACCGCCGATGAGATGGCCACTCTGACCGCCAAGTTTGCGGACGGCGTTGACCTTGAGAAGCGGGAGTTCAGCGAAAAGGAACGCAAGCACCTCGGTAGCACTGGGGTAGCGCTTCCCGACGGTTCTTTCCCTGTCCAGACCGTGAAGGATCTTGAGAACGCCGTCCAAGCCTTTGGCCGCGCATCGGACCCCGAGAAAGCCAAGGCTCACATCGTCACACGCGCGAAAGCGCTGAACGCAACCCACCTTCTACCCGCCGATTGGCCGGGCAGCACAAAGCAAAAGGAGAGCACCATCATGGATACTGACCTCCAGAAGCGGTTCACGGCAGGGAAAAAGGCGGCCATCAAGAAGGCCGATGACCACATCAAGAAGGCTTCGGCCTCCCACGGCAAGGCGGTCGATGAACTTGAGGCTCTTCACAAGTGCATGGGCAAGGCGGCCGACGGCGGCGATGAGTTCAAGAAGCACCTCACGGCGCTTTCGGGACACATGAACGACATTGCCGACCATCACGAACTGGCTCACGCTGCGCTCGGCAAGGCCATGACTGGCTGGGATGGCGAGAAGGCGGAAACCGACTTGGGCGAGAAGCCTCATTCGGAGAACGTCGAAGAGCTTTCCACGCGGCGCATGACTGAAGGCGAAGTGGAGGGCAACACCTTCCGCGGCGCTGGCGACTCGCCTTATTCTGCGGCTGCAATTGCGACGATGGTCAAGGCCGCTGTGGCCGAAGCTACCGCCCCGCTGATTGCCGACAACGCTTTCCTGAAGGGTCAGATGTCCGTGATCGAGAATCAGCCCTCCGCCGGCCGCCGCCCGAAGCTGTTCGTTGCCAACTCTACCGGGGATGTGTTCCCGGCCAGCGACGGCAAGGCTGACTTCAACCGGATGATCAACAAATCGCTCTCCGAAGCTGATCCGAACGACCAGCGCAGCTCTGAGCAGGCCACGGCGCGCGCTTTCGGTCTGATGTGCACCCCTGGCAGCGGGTTTGCGAAGTCGATCAACGACCCCAACTTCAAGATTGACCTGGGCGGCAACTAGACCGGCCAGCGCAGTCCACAGCGGTTCCAGCTTTTAGTCAGCAACTCGGCAATAGGAGAATCTGAGATGAATGATTTTGAGAAGTTCCTGCAAAGCGACACTTTCAAGCAGGCCATTGACGAGCGTGTCGGCACTCTCGCAAAGGCCGACACTGTTGACCAGAACACAGGGCTGGTGTGGTACGACCTGAGCCGCATCGTTCAGGAAATGCACCCGTTCAAGCAGTTGATTCCGCTGATCTCCAGCCTTCCCCGCGTCCCTGCCGATGGCGGCACGGCGCACCGTTGGAAGAGGGTCACCGGCATCAATGTCAACAACGTTTCCATCGGCGTCCCCGAGGGCGAGCGCGCGGCCGCTTCCGCCATCACGGTTCAGGACCAATTGGCAAGCTACAAGACGATGGGCCTCGAAGGTTCCGTGTCTTGGGAAGCGCGGCTGGCCGCTCTCAACCTCAAGCCCGATGCTCAGGGCGTGACGATTCAGGCCACGCTGCAAGGTGTCATGGTGGGCGAAGAGCAGACGCTCATCGGCGGCAATGCCTCCACCCCGCTGGGCATCACTCCCACGCCCACCTTGACCGCCGCCGGCACTACTTCGGCGCTTTCCAACGTTCCCTACTACCTCGTTTGCGTTGCCCTCAGTCACGCCGGATGGCGCACCGGCAGCATGGCCAACGGCATCCCTGGGCAGGTCACACTGACCAGCACCACGGGAACCATCACCAATGTGGGCGGCGGATCGGCTCAACCTTCGGCACAGGCCACCATCACCCCGACTGCCGGCCAGATCATCACCGCAACCGTTACGCCTGTGGTCAACGCCGTAGCCTACGCTTGGTACTTCGGGACCACGACCGGCGCGGCCCGGCTCCAGGGCATCACCACCACGAACCAGGCGAAGTTCAGCTCGGTCCCGTCCACCACCAATCAACTGATCACCGCTCTTCAGGTCAACGGCGCGTATCAGGACAATTCGACCAACACCCTGCTTCCCGATGGCATCCTCAGCCAGATCAACGGTTCCGTATCCGGTTCCGCTCCTGGCACCGCCATGGCAACCAACCCGAATCTCCCCGTTGTGGCCAGCGGTACTCTCGGATATGCGGGCTCCGGCGCGCTGATCTTCCAAGGCGCCAGCGGCAATGCGGGCCTGACGATTGCCGGTACCAGCATCGTCGAGTTCGACGCCGTCTTCCAGGCTGCCTACGACCAGTACAAGATTGGCTTTGACCGGATTTTGGTTAGCTCGACCGACCTGAACTCGAACATCTCTCAGTTCTTGAACACGGCCAGCACCAACAACAGCCTCCGCATGGTGTTTGAGGCGGACTCGGGAAGCGGTTCTCAGATCGTTGCCGGGCGCACGGTCAACGCCTACAAGAACAAGATCTACGGCAACACGCTGCCGATTGAAACGCACCCCAACCTGCCTCCGGGCACGATTCTCTTCTGGTCCGATCGCTCTCCGTACCCCCTGAGCGGCGTGGCCAACATCCTCGAAGCGCGTGTCCGTCAGGACTATGTGCAAGTGTCCTGGCCGCTGCGCACCCGGCGCAATGAGTACGGCGTGTATGTCGATGAGACGTTCGCCCTGTACTTCGCCCCAGCCTTCGCCATCCTGACCAACATCAACCAGCCGACGGGAACCCAGACGTTCTAACCTACGGATGGATTTACAATGAGGCAGGCGGCGGCAACCAAACGCCTCCTGCCTTATTTTTTGGAGGGAATGAAATGGTCAGATTGCAGTGTCCTGAAGGCAATTCGCAGGTTTCTGTCGATGGCAGGAACTACCAAGCAGACGATACCGGGTTCGTGACCGTGCAAGAGGAGAGTGTCGCAAAGTTGCAGGCTATCGGCTTCACGATTTCGCCGGTCAGCATGACGGTGAGCCAAGAGGACTTTGACGCCATCGCCGCGAACGCAAAGGACTTGAACTTGCCAGTTCCGGGCGAAGTCAAGGTTGCTGGCAAGCAGAGTGCGCGCATCAAGGTGGAGTAGATCAGATGCCTCATGCGGTTGATTTGACGACATTGACGGACCTGAAGAACTACATAAGCCCCGCTTTGGGACAAACAACCGCATCAGATCCCGCACTGTCAAAGATCATCACTGCGGTATCAGACGGCATCAATCGCTACGTATCGCGCACCCTGGCCGTGGGCACCTTCGCCGAGGTTCGGAACGGGAATGGCCGGCGCTCAATGCGTGCGCTGATCTATCCGGTCCTGAACGTCTCGTCTGTCGTACTGGCAGGATTCTACGGGGAAACAGGACACGTAATCCTCCCATCTGCGAACGGCTCAGCATCGCATCTTTCGTGGGACAAGTGGTTTATCAACCTACGTGATGAGTGCTTCTGGGAAGGTCGTCAGAACATCACTTTGAACTACTCTGGCGGGTTTATGACGCCGGGGCAGCTTGGGGTCCTGACCTTGCCGGGATGGACGGCGGCCGCAGTCACCCTGGCCAACGCGCAGATTCAGATAGGCGGATTCTACTATGAGTCCGTCAACGGCGGCACGACGGGCGCAACGGCGCCGGGAACATGGCTCCAGACGCGCAACTCGCTCACGAATGACAACGGCATCTTCTGGCGGTGCGAGGGAGCGATTCCGGTCCTGCCAAGCAACGCGAACATGGTGCCTGACGACTTCCAATTGGCTTGTATGCAGCAATCGGCGCTGCTCTTCAAGAACAGGACCCGAGTAGGCGATACGGGCTCTGGTGTGGGTCCTGACCGGATCAACTACTTCCTGAAGGATGCGCATCCGTCCACCATCTCGATGCTGGATAAGCACCGCGAAGTTTTCCCAACTGACGGTATGGGAACCGTCTAGCCACCAAAAGGAGAAACAAAACAATGTCAAATCTCAACATCATCAGCACGTCGCCCAACCCTGCGGTAGCCCAGCAGACAGACCTCGTCAACGCTCTTGTGACGGCGGTCCAGGCTGTGCCCGTAACTCCTCCGGTGGTGATTGCCGTACCACTGGCCCCCGCTTCGACCAACTACACGTATGCCGTGGTCGCCAAGCTCGGCACTCAAACGGTACCCGCAACTGTCACGATCACTACCGGCGCGGCCACGCTCTCGGCTACGGCATCCAACACCATCTCGTGGAACACGATCCCCGGTGCCGTCTATGACGTGTACCGTGTGACGGGCGGCGCAAACCAGGGCAAGATTGCATCGAACCTTACCCCCAACGTGCCGAATGGCTATGGCGGTGTGCTGAATACGCTGGCAACAATGAGCGTAGTTGACGCTGGGCTTTCTGGCGATTCAACAGCGGCTCCGACGTTCAACACTACCGGAACGCTGGCGCATGGAGCGATGACGCCCGATCAGGTGGTGAATTCGGCGACTGCGGTCATCAGCATCATCACCGGCACTGTGCTCGTAACCTACGCTGGCGTAGCGGCCATGACCCTCGGAGCCCCGGTAGCGGGCCCGGCTTCAGCGGGCGGTCAGGATGGAGCCGAATTGCTCTTCATCACTACCACCACGAACCAGCACACCGTGACAACCCCGGCCAATGTCATCAATGGCAACAAGCACATTCTGACCCTTGCTGCCACAGCCAACAGCCAGCTCTCTTTGGAGGCCCACGGCGGCATCTGGTACTACGCCAACGCTGTGAACGCAGCAGTCGCCAGCTAAGCATGGACATCACCCTAGAAGGCGGCAAGCGGCTCTCTGCACGGTTGGATCACATGGGTCCTGCCATCAGAACAGCCGCGCGCCGCCAACTGGCGAACATCGGCGAACACTTGGCTAGCTACGGGCAGCAGCACTTCGAGGAATCAGGACTCAAGAGACGGTCTGGAAACCTTGCCGCATCTATGGCGGCAATGCCGGTTGAGGAAGATGAACACGGCCTGACCGGTGGCATGATGGCCGGGAAAGGCTTGAAGTACGGCCCCGCTCAAGAGTTCGGTGCGGAGATCGATGCGGCCAATGGCCACATGCTGGCAATTCCAATGGAAGATGCACTGACGCCAGCAGGAGTGGCAAGGTTCGCTCCGCGGGACGCCAAGGACGCCGGTTACGATCGGATCTTCTTTTCAAACGTGGGCAACAACGTCTACATGTTCGGCGTCATGGATGGCATAGTGCATCTGCTTTTCGTTCTCGTGCATCACGTCTCAATCCCGGCGCGGCCGTTCGCGGGTCCTGCTCTTGACGCCAACCGGGCATGGATTGAGGCGCGATTGAAACAGGCGGTCGATGAAGGAATCAAGGAGTCGGGAGAGTAATGGGAAACCCACTAGGACGCGAAACGATATACGCGGCATTCTTCGCACAGTTGAAGGCGGCGCTTGTGACCCCGACAAGCCCATTCAACTACGCCGGCCGTCGTCCAGTTCCTGACACTGACCTGTCCGAAGAGCAGTACCCCGCATTCTTCATGATGGAGGCCGGTGAAATCTATGACCGTAGCGTTCTATTTGCGCCTGCGCGGGTATCTCTACTCTGCACGATTTCAGTTGTTTCCCTTCAGGGTGAAGTTCCAGATGAGACCAATGTCTCAAATCTTAACAACCTTGCGGATGCGGTTGAGAGCGCCATCCAAGACTCAGTAGGACCCACGGCGGACTTGACTTTGGGCGGTCTGGTGCAAGAGTGCTGGA